AAATAACACGCACACGCTAGACTTGAAAATGTCAGCGGTATAGAGTAGAATACGCAGTATAAGAAAGATTAAGAAAGAAAAGAAAGGATAACAAAAAAATGTTATTACTAAGTTACACAGCAGAAAAGGACAACAATGTTGTCACAGTATCAAATCGCCTCATGGTTAGTGAGCGCACAATTAACAACCTACTAGACACACTAGTGTCAAATGGTTTCACAATTCTAACAACAGAAATCGCTGATGGCGATGACTCACAACATTGGAACGGATAACTAAAATGCTAGAGTTTCTACTAATTATCCAAATGTCAGCGTTCACCGCTATGATTTACACACAGATTAAAAAACACTAAGAAAAGGAATAAAAGAAAATGGATAGATATTTTTTACTAGAGTTTGGCAGCGAGGGTATCGCAATAGAAACCGCACAGGTAGATTTCTACGCTTCATGGTTAGGTGTAGCAATACTAGTTTTGTCAGTGGTAGGTGTTAAGATTTACAAGAAAGCAAGAAAGGTTAAATAAATGAAACTATACAAAACAATAGAGATTAAATGCTCATCATGTTACGGCAGAGGTTATGTCTTTTATGGTGATAAGTATGATTACAGTGTTGAACCTTGTGAGTGTGTAGCAAATGGCTAACTACTCAGAGGAACAACTCAAAAGAAAAGCATGGATAGAAAAAACGGGTAGCCTTGCGGGGTATCCAAGAGAGGAACAAAATGAAACTAACAATTACTAGCATGTCAGGCAATACATCAACAATGGACTTGCCTACAAAAGAAGATGTTCATTATTTTATTGAACTATATCGCTCATCTCTGAAAAGAAATCAAAGAGTTAAGATTACTTGTGATGTTCTAAGCATAGATGGTTATCTACAAGGCACAAAGCCCTTGAGATAAAAATAAAAAACAAAGTGCCACTCAAATAAATAAAGGGGTGGCACCAGTGTGTGCTCACTATATTTTTGACTTTTTTTATTTTATTTATGTATCATACACGTTTGAAAAATTTTCCAATTTTTATGAAATAGAAATCTGAATAATCTGAATTTTATGGTATAATCATACAATGAGAAAACAATATACTAGGGTGCAGTATGATAGTCTTGGAAATAAACAATGTACTAAATGCGGGGTATACAAAACAACCTCTGATTTCCACAAATACTCTAAAGCTCAGGACGGACTAAAGCCTTGGTGTAAGCCATGCGTAAAAGAGTATGATTTATTAGAAGATGATCCAAAAAGAGTTATGCCTAGAAAAAAACAGGGTGATTTAATTCATTGTCGCAGATGCAATAAATATATGGATGAGTCAGAGTTTTCACTTAATAAAGGCCGTAAATACAAAGGTAAGCAGTATGCTACTTATTCATACTGCAAAGAATGTAAAAAGTATATGGGCCATTTAGATGTATATCGTAAATATGGGGGTATGACTCCTGAAGACTATCTGGCAATGGAAGCAAAACAAAATGGGGTATGTAGGATATGTGAAAAAGACAATAATGGCAAAAGATTGATGGTAGACCATGATCACAGCTGTTGTCCTGGAGTAAACACATGTGGAAAATGTACTAGAGGACTATTATGTAAAAATTGTAACTGGGCTTTAGGAAATGCAAAAGATAACGTTGAATTACTAAAAAAAATGATAGACTATCTTTCAAGTTTTTAAAAATATTTTCAGAAAACGAGCAAAGCGAGTTTGCTTCAGATTTAGGGTATAATAAAATCATGCCATGCGCCCATGTATATAAAAATATCGGACAAGAGATCTGTTCTGATTGTGGGCGGTATACGCATGAAACAAATAGAGAAGAACAAATAGCCCTATATAAACAACATTATGATGAAGGAAAACATCTTAAATATAAATGTGATGTTTGCGGTGGTACATTAAGAGTTTGGTGGGATATATGAAAATAGCCTTAGTACTTCTCCTGGTTATTTTCGGGGTATTGAATTATTTCGCTTATTTACAAAAATAATAGGGCACCATCTCTGATGCCCTTATTACTATTACTCTGATACTTATGAATTAACACCATATGAGACAAAAACAACATTAGCGATATTTTCTGCCTCTTGTGCAAATTTCTTTCTATTAAGAACAATATGTGCATTAATTTCTTCTTCATCAGTTATTCCATTTTGTGCAATACTTTCAAGAAGATTCTTATTCAATAGCTTAACTAGATTTTCTACTAGCTCTTCTTTTTTTACTACTAGTTCCATTATTTCACCATTTTCCTATAGGACATTTTGCTTTTTCTAGGGATGTCTTTAATTTCATAAAACATCCACATTTTTTACATGTTTGTGTTTTTGGTCTAAAAGCAGGACACTGTTTACAGATTTCAAGGCGGTATACAGCCAATTCTTCTGGCGATCTAGGCACATTAGGATTTAATAAATCCCACGGTTTTACATCATCCTGATTATTTTCCATAGTTACTAATTATAGCCCATATGCCAATAGAAAGGCAAATTGCTAGGGCCATATTTATAACAAATTGTAACATATATACATTATAGCCTATTTAGGGGATATCATCCATTATCTAGACATATAGAATGTTTACATTCATTGTATTGTCTATAGGGAGGTTTGATAACTCTATTTTCGGCTTCGCTTTATACCGCCGTATTTTGTAGTATAATACAGACATGACCCAACACATTAAAATTACCCTTTCGGATTCCGCAGCAACTGCATTGACACCTAGCGGAACACATTCAGGAATGGACATTACCATTCAAAATCTAGATTCTTCCGCTTACGTCTATGTTGGCGGCGAAGGAGTTACTACATCCAGCTTTGGCTACCGCCTAAGTCCTGGAGCTGCGATTTCTTTCGAGCTACCTGGAAAGGACGCTTTATACGCTATTTCGGACACTGATGAATCCGAGATTGCAGTTTTAAAGACTAGACTAGAAAGCGGTAATTAATTATGGCACGTTTTAGTGGTGGATTTGGTGGTGGATCTGGTATTCCAGGACCACAAGGCCCAGCAGGAGATTCCGCATATGAGGTTGCAGTAGACAATGGTTTTGTTGGTACAGAGCAAGAGTGGTTAGATTCTTTGGGTGGCGGTGGAGTAGATTCCCACGGTAACTTCGTATTTGACAATAGCACACTAAGTGTTGACAATGAAACAACTTATATCAAGGCAACTGATGGTGGAGATGACTCCGTAGAGTTAATGATGGATCCATATAATGGTGTTGCAAAGATATCTGCAAAGAGTGGAGTACAAACACCTAGATTCTATGCCTCAAATCCAGATTGGGAGTCTGCTACTTGGACAACTATTGGAGAGGGACAAGGCCAGATTTCTTTTGTAAATGCTCCAGGCATTGTAAACATACTCAGTGGAGAGTTAAACACCGCATCTAATGTTGGCATATATGTTAACAATATGACAATTGGATCTTGGAATGGTGCATCATCTAGCGGATTCGATGTAAATATTTTTGTTTATGGGCCAAATGCAGAGAACACAACCGAAGCCTCTGTTGACGTGTTTGGATTCAATTACAGTTTTGAATCTAAAATTGAAATCAATAACAACGAAAACAGTATGGATATTACTGCTAGAGATTTAACATTGAACATCCGTGCAACTGAAGATAGAGATATTAACATTATTGCTTCTGACGATGCCACTTTAAGAGCAGAAGGGGACGATCTATTCCTTCAGGCAGCAGATGACATTAGATTTACTGCTAACTACAGCGATGGCGAAGGTGAGCATTTCTGGAGAATGGATTCAGAAGGTGAATTCCACCTACCTGGAAATGGTCTTATTTGGAATCCAAGAAACTCATCTGGAGATGGATATGGTGGCGATACAATACACCTTGTTCCAAACGACACAGATAACGAAACAGAACAAAGAATTATCATTGATCCTACTCAGCCAAACCACATCCACATTCGTGCAGGTGGAGTACAAGACTACTCCAATGTAGAACTTATTCTTGGTGGAGAACGTGCAGGAGTTAGAGTTTCTGACACAAACGGAACCACCGTTGTTCAGTCAAAACAAGAAGATTATAGTTGGTCATACCAGAATGTTGGCGAGGGTGGAAATGTCTATGTAGTAGCGACTGCAATGGCTGAACCAGATTATGGCGACTTTACAATCATCAATGGTCAGAAGTATGTAATTAGCAACGTAGTTAGAGATGAACAAAATGGAACTACTTCTTACGAAACTACCCCAGGTATTGGTTTTATACCATTTGAAAACTATACTTTTATAAGAGATAGAGGAAACCACGTCTGGAACTTTAACAGAGCAGGCTACCTAAATGGACCTACAGAAACAGGACGTCTGCGTGTCACGGGTATTATGAATGATGACGGAGATATATACGTTCAATCAGACCAAGATGTTGTTATTGGTGGTGGAGAAAGTAATGGAGAATTCCTAAATGACCCATCTAATCCAAACAACCAAATTGCAACTATTGGAGATATAAACGCAGGAAGATTTGGTGCATCAGCATCATTCTTTAGCACAACAGACCAAGGTCCATTTGCTGCAAATGCAATTCAGGCATTTACGTTTAATGATGTGGACTGGGCAAATGACATTATTCTTATCGATATGACTAAACTAACAATGATAAATGCTGGAAAATATAATATTGCATTCTCAGCACAGTTGCATCAAACAAATGGTTCTGGTATTGTCAATATTTGGTTAAATAAAAACGGTACACCAGTAGCAAACTCAAATACCAAGGTTGCAATTACTGCTAATAATCCATACTCTGTCGCAGCATGGAATTTGTTTGTAGACGCTGCTGCTGAAGACTATTATGAACTTATGTGGTCTTCGGATAGCAATAATACAGTTATTGAGTATGAAGCAGCAACTGGTAGTGGAGCAACATTACATCCAGCAGTACCTTCAATTATTTTGACGGTAAACCAAGTTGGCTAATATTTTATATCAAATAATGATATAATTTGTCTCATGAGCGCACAAGACTGGGCTGGATTTGTTTTAACTGTTTTATCCATTCTTGGAATCATTGGGGTATCAGCAAGGTGGATCATGAAAAAATACGTAGAAGATATTCTAGCAGAATTAAAACCTAATAGTGGATCTAGTATGAAAGATCAAGTTACCAGGCTAGAAGATAAAATGGACAAGATGTTTGATATGATGATTGACCATTTAAAAGATCATAATAATAAATAATTATATTTACTATATTATATAATATATAAAAATATTTAATATATTAAGATATTCTTTTCTTTTATATATATTTCAATTATACACTCTGGTTGGATAGTTTTTCAAGTTATACCGTTTTTTCTTTATAACTCTTTTATAACAATTAGTAAATACTGTCTGGTTTAAAAGTTTTTATACCTTTTGTCCGTTTTTTAATATTATTTATTTAAAAAATCTTTTTCTAAAAATGTTTTTAATCTATGGCAGTTGGCACATAAGGTCTGTAGGTTTGAAGTATCATCATTTTTATGATTACCATCAATATGATCAATATCTAGTTGCATTTGATGTTCTGCAACAAAACCACACTTTTCACAAAATGATTTTTTTGTATAATCTCTGTTTTTATTATCTTTACAGCTGTGGCAGTATCTTTTAAACACCTGTCTACCTTTATATCTTCCAGCAGATGTTTGATGGTTTCCACACTTGCACAATCCTCTTACATATCTGGGCATTTAAATGTTCCTATCATTTATTAAATTATACACTAAATAATATGTTTTATAAAATAATGTTATACTACAAATGCTGGCACTCTGGCTTGCTCTCTACCCACCCCCACTGCCGCCAGAGTGTCAGCCTTATATTTAATGGTATAATCGCATTATGTGCACCCCAGAATTAGAAAAACTCGGAGCAACTCCAGCAAACATTCAATGGACAGTAGTCCGTGGTGATACCGCTACTCTCAAGGTAGAGTTCTTTGAAGATGATGAAGCTACTTATTTCGACACCTCAGATTGGACATTTGCTGCTACCTCATATGATGCTGCAGGAGATTTTCTCGACGAGCTTTCTGTTACCTCAGAAAACGGGTATGTAATAATCACAGCACCAGCAGAAATAACAGAAAACTGGGGAACATCATTTAAATCGGTAGTTGCAGAACTACCATTTGATTTACAGGTAACAATAGACGATAATGGTGAGATTACTACTTGGACACCAGTTATTGGAACAATATGTGTTATTGGAGATATTACACCAGGAGGTACTCTTTAATGCCAGCAGTAAAAGTCACACCAGTCAAAGATAACCTTCCTCCAGTTATTAAAATTGGCAAGAGGGTTTTTAAAGTAAAGAAATAAGAGATCCATATGGCTAAAAGTATGGACTTTCCTTCATCTGCTAAAAAGAAAAAATATTCTGATAATTTACCATCTGACAACTCTATAATTGTTGATCCTCAAATGTTTATAGCCGTTCCTGGACCTCAAGGACAGCAAGGCCCTAGAGGACCAAAAGGAGACGTTGGTCCACAGGGAGAACAGGGTTTAAAGGGCGATAAAGGTGATCCTGGCAAAGACGGTAAAGATGGAAAAGACGGAACTAGTATTTTGTCTCCATCTATGCAAAATATAGGATGGGCTTTATATTGTGCAGACAATTTAAAAACATTTAGAACAGGTGCAACAAAAGGTGATGATGGATGGGTAAATCTATTTGTGGACGGTAAAGGTAAAAATACCACAGAAAATTATTTACCAAGAGAATCAGTATCTTTATGGAATTCTAACACAAATAGAATTAACCTTAAAACTCTTAATATAGGTTCAATTGTAACAATTTGTTATAATCTAGAAATAACAACATTTTCTAATAATACAGAAGCCTGGATAAGGACATATGTTGAAAACTCTAATAATTATCCTACCAGCTATATTGGGGTATTAAAATATCAATATGAATATGAGATGTCTGTTCAACATACCCTTTTTGTTGAGGACAAGAAGTTTCAAACTTCAGGCGGTATACCCCAAATCAGAACAGATAATGATTCTTCTGTAATTTTAAAATCTATTCATATAGCAGCATCTTAAAAAAAATACCCCGCCATATTTCAGACGGGGCATTTTAATTTTCCTAATTAATGTTCAGGAAATCTATTTAGCCATTTATAATGAGCACCTTTGTTGTAGGATGACCATGAACTCCAATCAATACCGCCTTGAGTCATGTAATACACAATCTCAGCGTTTTTGACAGGGCTAAAAAGCTCAGCGTTTAGATCAAGTTCAAACTTATCTCGTCTGTCTGGACCCAATACACCAAGCATGTTAATCTGAAAGATTCCATATGAGGAGTCTCCAGTTTTGGTGTTTCCATTAAAAGCAAATGGACGACCATTGGATTCAGCTTTAGCTACCGCCCAAGCAGTCTTTAAAGCTTTTCCTTTGAACCCTACTGCCTTAAGTAATTCAACCAACTGGCTGTCAGTCAAACTTGTCGCATTTTCATACTTAGTAAGTATTTTTTTATTTTTATCTTCAGAAAGCAGAAAAGCCACCTCTGGGGTGGCAGTATCCAAAATTTCCTGTTTAGATAAATTATTATCAGCAGCATGAGAAGGTATAGCACCTAAAATATGTACTAATACAACTACGCTACTAACTACCCCTACCAGCATTTTATTTTTTGTCAAGTTTTCCTCCTAAAATGCATATAGCACCATAACGGTGCTATGCACCTAGTATAACACAAAACTACTCACCAGTACAAGTCATATGGTGATATAATTAGAAAAGATTATTACTATAGGAGAATTATGGCTACATTTAGAGGACAGGGATCAGATAATTATTCTGTTGGATCTACCCCGCCATATGTAAGTTGGACAGTTGTTCGTGGAGATACCGCTTCATTTCGGGTATACGTAACAGACGATAATAAAGATCCACTAACAATTGCAGACTGGACAATCCAGATGCAGGTTAAAAGACCAACCCCTCCTGTAACTCCAGGTGTGATTACTGATAATGCAACATTAATATTAAATCTTACACCAGCTCCAGATGCAGATGATCAAGCAGGAGAGTTCACAGTTTCTCTAACAGCTGAGCAGTCAAATCTTTTACAGACGAATGATATTTTTGATATTGAGCTATCTCTTCCACAAAATGAGATTGTTTGGACGGTAGCAAGAGGTAGGATGATTATTCTTGAGGATGTTACTGCATAATGGTAGCAAAAGCGGTAATTATTGATGATCAAAAAATCAATACCGTTTTGATAGAAGAGTCAAACTACTCAAGATCATCAATAAGATTTAAAGATAATAGAGAAATTCGCATTAATGAGGTTTTGCCATTCAGGGTAAGATTTACGGACATAAAAATTCCAGGTTATAACCAGAATAATATACCTGGCATTGGATTACAGATTATTGAGTATTCTAACTATATTTTGTAAGAAAAATATGTTATAATTTGGGTATGGCCAGAACTACACTTCCACTCGTTAAGACTAAATTTCAAACTGGTGATCGTCCTACTCAAGCAGACTATGAAGATTTAATTGACACAGTTTCTGCTCAATCAACAGATCTTGGAACATTTGGAAATAATGAAAACACAATCTACGGAATTGAAAATGCAACCGTAGTAGATAATTTTGATGCAACAGTATGGAGAATGATTAAGTATATTGTTTCAATTGCTAAAACATCAAATGGAGATAATAAGTTCTACGCAACAGAGTTAACCGTATTAGTAGATGGAACAGACGTAAGTGTTTCTGAATACGGAACGATAGACAATGATGGGAATATTGGCACCGTTAGTGTCTCTAAGGTGGGGTCTACAGTAAATCTAACTGTAACTCCAGCAGTGGGTATTACGCCTATTACAGTTCGTTTTGCACGAATTGGTCTAAAGGCTTAACAACTAGGAGATAAATAAATGGCAACAA